AGAATTAAAAGAATTGCTATAAGTCACAAATTTTTCTTACCCATTTCATAACATTTAGACGAATGTTAGACTCATAGTTATAAATACCGAAAGAAAAGAATAATATTTCAGATTTATTTTTTTAATATGTCTTTGTCTCATTTTTCTTTTCGGTCGGTGTAATATATTTATTTTTTGTTAATTTTATATTTAATATTATTTTTTTTAATTAATTTTATTAGTTCTTCTTTTTTTAGATTAGAATATTTTTTAATTTTATTTTTTTTACAAAAATTTATTAATTCATAAATTTTTTTATTTTTAAAACCACCATTATGTGAATTATTTTCTATTTTGGATAATACACTATATTTTATACCATTTATTTCTAAAAATGAAGAGTTTGGAACAACAAATTCCTTCTCATCATTATCCATTGATAAAGTTAATTGTAATTTATTAAATGAACTATGTTTTTTTTTATTAAATGTTTTATGATATAATTTTTTTAAATACCATCTATTATTATTTTTTATTTTTTTTAATATATTTAATTCTTCATTTATAAATACATAAGGAATTAAATATAATGATAAATTATTTTTTTTTAATATTTTTTTATATTCAAACATAAAATCATTATGATAGTCTGTTTTTACATAATAATTATTATTTTTTTTATAAAAATAACTAATTAATCTACTATATATATAATTTTTGGGTATTTCAATTAAAATAAAATATATTTCATCATTATGTTTAATTAAATTTTTAATAATAATATTAAATGTTTCAGTATTTATATGATAAATAAATGTAGAATATGAAATATATGTTATATTTAATGAAGCAAATATTTTATATTTTAATTCTTTATCTATTTCTTCTTCAATTTTATAACTAATTAGATTATAAGAATAATAAAAATTATATCGATAATCTAAAATGCAGAAAAAAGCATAATTTTTTGGATTTTCATTAATTACAAGATCTAAATTACCATATTTTTTTATACTATTATGATTTTTATTAATTATATAATTATGAAGATTTAAAGGTGGTAATAAATTTTCTTTTAATTTTTGTTCTATACATGGTGATACTAATCCCCAATTTTTCATTAAATCATCAATAATATTTATAAAACCTGCTCTATAAATTATAATTAATAAAGTATTTATTTGGTCAAAAGTTTCCAAATAATTATATTTTAAATAATTTAATAATAAATTTTTAAAAGATGAGTTTTGACCTTTAAATTCAAAAAAATCTAAAAGATCCATACTATTTTGATTTTCTTTTGATAAATAAAATTCTGAAAATATAATAATATTAGCAATAATACTTCCTTTTTGAGCTTGTTTTATAATTGATTTGTCAAATATATCATTTGAATTACAATTTATATCTAGTATTGACCATTTTTTTTTAGATTTTTGTTTTACATTTTTTAAAATATTTTTACATAATTTTTCATTATTTTTTTTACAAAAATTAAAATTTTGATTTTTACAATTATAATTATATTTTTTTGTTTTTTTTTTACATTTTTTAAAATTATCAATTTCTTTATTAAAATTTTCTACAAATTCATTTATTAAATTTTCTACATTAAATCCTTTTATTGAAAATTTATTTGTATATGGTATTTTAAATAAAATAGAAGATAAACTAGATTTAAATTTTTTTAAAAATGTATGACATAAATAAAATTCTATAATTTTAATTAAAGCATGTTTAACATCTTCATCAAAAACTATTTTATCATGTATTATTATTCCCCAAGGAGATACAAATTTATGAAAAATGTATATTAATATTATTTTTAATAATTTTTTTGAAGAAATATAGTTTTTGTTATTTAATTTATTTAGTTCTTTTCCCATAAAATTTCTTAATATTGATTCAATAATTTTATTTTCTATATCTTCTATAAAATCTATTGGAATAGATTGAGGATTTTTATCATTTATTATATTTTCTAATATACTAATTATATCATTAATAAAATTGGAAACACAATTAATACTTTGTTTAATTCCAGGTAAATATTTAATAATAGAATTAATTTTTTTTATATCAAAATTACTAGAATTTAATAAATCTTCAAGATCATATTTTAATATTAATAATATACGATGAATTCCCTGATATAAAAAACAGATTTGAAATTTTGATTCTAATATTTTAACTGCTAAATAATTATTATTTTTATCATTTAACAAATATTTTTCTAATAATGAATCTTTTAAATATTCATATGGTATATTCATTATATATTAAATAAATATTTAATAATTTAATAAAAAAATAAAAATTAACTATTATTAGGTTTTTTAGCTGAAAAATAAAGTATCATAAAAATATACAATAATATAAATAATATTAAAACAGTCATTAAAATATTAATTAAATAATTATTTGTTTTTTCTTCTTGAGTATTCATTATAATACCTTGATTTTTTGTGTTAATTTTTCTATCTAAATTATCATTTAAATTATTAATAACAGTATCATTTATATTATTTACATCATTAACATTTTTTGTATTTAATTGTCTCATTTCATCAGTCATTAATTGTTGATAAACTAATAAATTTGATATATAATCTTTAAAATTTTTAACATTAGTTCCATCAGTCATATCATCATTATAATAATTTTCAAAATTTAATAAACCAGTTGTTACATTATTTGAATTATTCCAATTATTTTTATCAAATATTTTATTATCAATATTGTAAATATCAATAAAATATAAAGATGATGAATATTGATCTAATTCAAATGAATTATGATAATAAATAAAAAAACTTTCGTTATTTTCATTTGCTATTTTTATTGCTTCTTCAATTGTATAAACTTTTTTAGGAAATGTTTTAATTGCATCTTTATATTGAGGATCATCAATAATATTTTGTAAAGCGTCAAAATTTGTAAATAATTTCCATTTTTTTTCAGAACTATCGTCATTTTTAATAACATTTAGTTTATTAACACTATCTAATGCTTGTTTCATGGATATGTCTTCGTTTTTATTAATTTTTTGTATTTTTTGATATTTTTGAGCTTCTAAATTTAAAAGTTCATTTTTTTTAGCTTCAATTTGTTTTTCATAACTATTAATTTCATAGTTATTTTTTTTAAAAATATTTTTTTTATAAACAGATAAATCATTTACAATTCGAGGAGTATCATAAATTGGATTTTTACATGTATATAATAATTTTTTCTTTTGTATTTTTTTATATTTTTTACTATCATTATTATCAATATAAAATGAAATACATTTTGATTGAAATTGCTCATCATTTTGATTTTTAGGACAATTAATTTCAAATGAAAAATTTTCTTTTAATTCATCAACAGGAATTACTTGTTTATTTTTATTATTTTCATTATAACATTCATAATTAATTTCAATATACATTTTGTCATTTGTTTTTTCATTAATATCCATTTTATTAGCTTGAATAAAACTAAATAATATTTTTTTAGCAATAAATTTACAATTTTGATTATTAATATCACATTCAGTATCAAAATAATCCTGTATTGGTAATGTAGCAATATTTTTATTTCCTATTAATAAATAAATATTTAAAGAAGACATATCTAAAGAAGATTCCTTTTTTCTTCTATATAAAAAATAATTATGATGAAATCCATCTTTATTTTTTTGTTGTCTTGAAAAATTTAAACAATTTTTAAAACTTGAATGATCATCAGTAGAATTAGTACTTATATATTCAAAATCATTATAATCATTGTCTAAACATCCTAAATATAAATTATTTTGATTAAGATTTTTACATGTATTATTTAAATTTTTTTCATTAAAACAACATAAATTATTATCTGAACATTGATTATCATCATTACATAATTTATTAGATAACATGATTACTAATAATTAATTATATATTTTTTCTTTAAAATTTAATAAATAAAATAATAAAATGAAAAATAATAAAATGAAAATAATAAAATAAAAATAATAAAATGAAAATAATAAAATGAAAATAATAAAATAAAAATAATAAAATAAAAATAATAAAATAAAAATAATAAAATAAAAATAATAAAATAAAAATAATAAAATAAAAATAATAAAATAAAAATAATAAAATAAAAATAATAAAATAAAAAAATAATAAAATAAAAATAATAAAATAAAAATAATAAAATAAAAAAATAATAAAAATTAAAGATTTACAGTATATGTTGAATCAGCATTAAATTTACCATTTTTATAAATTCTATTATCATTTGGTTCTATATTATAATCATTTTCTGCTAAAACGCTTGACGCCATACTATCATGATTAACCCAACTAATTTTATCATAAATTTTCTTATTAGCATCAGTAGATAAATTAATTGGTTCCCCACCATCAGGTTGAATATTTTGTTTAGGAGCATTTTTATCATAATAAAAGTATCCTGGAACAATATTTACACCAATATTTTCTTCTTCCATATAAACATTATTTGTTTCAGGACATGTACAATTTTCATCAACCCATTCTTGTTTATCACCATAAGTTCTTGTTTGAAGCCATGATTTTACATTAGAACCAATATTAGATACTGATTCTAATAGTTTCATTCTTCTTCTATTATCAAAGAAATTTAATAAAGTAGCAAAATGAGCAATATTATAAGTATATAAAACTAAACAAATAAAAATAAATAAAATAATAGAGAATATAACCATAAAAATTTTATCATTTAATTTTCCTAATGAATATAATAAAATAGCAATAAATAAAATTATAGTAAAAAATAATCCTATATATAAAGTATAAATATTTTTATTATTATTTTCATTAACTTGATTTGTTTGTTCAATTATTCTATCTTTATTAATTATATTACTTTCTAATTCTTTTAGTTTTTTTAATTGTTGATTTAATTTATCATTTCTAAATTTAGTTAATTGATCTTGTTTTACTAAAATTTCATTGTTTAAATTATATAATTGATTTTGTGCAACCAATTCTAAAGTTGTTTCTTCATTAATTCTATTTTGAGCTTCTAATGCTTGCATTTGTTGAATAGGATCATCACTCATATATATTATTATTTTATATTTTATTTAATAAATAAATAAAATTAATAAAATAAAAAAAAAATTAATAAATAAAAATTAATAAATAAATAATTATTTTTTTACATTTCTTCCATCATAATATTATTTTCATTAGATGAATTAATTTCTTCAGAGCCAAATTCTTGACAATATTTATTAATTTCTTCTGCATCTAAATTATTTGGATCTTTTTGACAAAATAATCTGGCTTTTTCAGTATTATTTGGTCGATATGTACATGGAATAGTAGAATATTTCTTTGTACTTTGTATCATTTGTTTAGGCATATTTTTACCAACTCTATTTCCTAACCATTCACATTGATAATATATTGTTTGTGGATAAGAATTTCCAAAAAATGGTCTTGGTTCATCTCCAGGTTGTATTTCTGAATCTAATTCTGAACCAATAGGAACATCACCATATTTCCATACATTTAAAGATGGATCAATCTTTAATGTAGTTCCTAAATTATTATAATCAAATGTATTATCTTTATCTCCACTATTATTTTCTTCTTCATTATAAATACATTTAGATGGACATTGATATTCAGGTATTTTATTTTGTTGAATTTTTTTAGCATAATCAATCATTCCAGATTTAACAGCATCCATCTTATTTTTAATATTAATATAACTAAAATGTTTAGCTAAATGAATATAACAAGCAATAAATAGTAAAATAAATACAATAACAAAAATTCCCATAAAACTTTTAAAATCTATAATTTTTAATCCTAATAATGCTGATAATAAAAATACAACAATAGATAAATATAATATATATTGTAAAATTATGATATATCTTTCTCTATACAAAATAACTTGATTTGTTTGAATAATAATTTCTTCTTTATTTTGTATTGTAGAATTTAATTGAACTATATCATTATAATTTTCATTAAACTTTATAGCATATTCATTTAATAATTGATTTGTAACATTATTTAAAGTAGTTGTCATCTATAATTATAATCACAAAAAATAATTATAAAAAATTATAAAAAATTATAAAAATTATAAAAATTATAAAAAATTATAAAAGTTATAAAAAATTATAAAAAATTATAAAAATTATAAAAAATTATAAAAATTATAAAAAATTATAAAAATAAATAAATTAAATTAATTAATAAAATGAATGATTATCATATATATAATTAAACATATTATTAAATAAACTGCTAATTGACAAATTGCTGTATAACATCCTCCACTATTATTAGATGATGAATTACTAAAACTTTCAAAATAACTTGATTCTCCAACTTTATTTTCAATATCTTCAATACCTACAACATCATCTATAGGTCTTTTATTACTATTATTAATATCTTTTGTTTCATTTAAATATGCTAAAGATGTTTCTGCATTAATTTGTGTTGTTAATAAATCTTTATTTAAATTATTCATAGATTTCATTTCATTGATATAACTATTTAAATCTTCATTAATTAAACTGTTTTCACTATTAGTGTCACCTGTTAAATCATTTAAATTTTTTGTATGAATACTATTAGGATTTTCAATATTTTTATATACACAATATGCATCAGCAGTAAATCCCTTAATTTTATCACTACCATCTCCTACTAAATTTAAATATTGATTATCATTTTTAAATAAATATAATTCCCAATTAATATTTCCTTCTTTAATTTTTGATTGCCATTGATTATTAGAAACAGAATTATTATCTATAGCACAATTATTAGGAAAACCTGTTCCTGGTTCATCAAAAGTACAATGTTTCCATCTTCCTATACTATTTATAGCATCTTTTAAATTGCTATATAATTCAAAATCTTCATTAAATTTATTTTGTACTCCTCTATCATTACTAAACCAATTATTATGAATTAAATCATACATATCAACATTATTACAAGGTGTTAATCTTTTATAAACGATATATATATATTTTTGTACATAACCACTATAACCAACTCTAATTAAATAAAAAGGAGGAACTAAATTTTTAACTAAATTATTAAATGAAGAAGCATCTTCATATAATCCTGTACTTCTTCCAGATGTCATTTTTATTAAATCAACACTAGAAAATTGGACATTATATACGGTTATGTTATTATAATTATGCCAAGGATTTTTTATATAAAAAGTATTTTTAACAGCTCGATTAAATGTTTTATTACTAAATACATATGTACCAATAAAATTACCATTACAAGTTACATTAATTACAAATCCTTTTTTATTATTTGAACTATTTGTAAATTCAATATAAGCAAAAACTAATTTTAAATTTTTATTTAATTCTCTTAATGAACTAGGAATCCAAAAATCAAAACCATCATTCCAAGAACTATTTGTATTTATTCTAAAATGCATTTTCCAAAATTCATTTGGAAATATCCATAATGCTGGACATCTATTATTATTTGTATTTCCATAATGAAAAACATTACTCCATTTATTAATTTTATTTTGAACACTATATTCTACAAGAATACTAAAGTTATTTTTTATTAATATTTTATCAAGATTTTCTTGTTGATTACCAGGAAAACTTTTACTTTCATTACTATTTTTTTTATCAATACCTTTATATAATATTAATCCATTTTTATTAACAGCTAATGAATTTAAATCTATTATTTTAGGTAATTTAATACATTTTGTTTCATCTTTAATTAATTTATCATCAAATTTAATATTAAATAAATATTCTTGATAATTATCTAATTTTAAATAAAAATAAATAGAATTTAATCTTAATGCATCATTACCTACTTTTATACAAAAAGTATCTGCTTTATAATCATTCATAACAAAAATAATATCTTTCATTAGACTATTACCTGAACTAAAATATGTACCATTTAATGATACACTATCAGATACTTTTGAACCTTTATAAGAAAAATATATTTCTTCTATAGTATTAGAGCCAGACCATGAACTACTTGAAACATTAAATTCTAAAACAGTTTTAAAATTAATTTTTCCTTTAAAAAGTTTAATACAATTATTTAAACTAGATCTAGCATCATTGTTTTTTATATTATTTCTTTTTTGTATATAATATGAACCAATTCTATTTAAAACATTATTTCTATTTGATCGTGTTAAATATTTCATATTATAATCATAATCATTTCTATATCCACTAATCATGTTAGAATTTTCTTCAAAACTATTTGGTATAGTATTATACAAAGAACAAGATTGATTTGTTATATCATATTCAAATGCCGCACAAGGATATTTACCATCATTTGATTTTAGGTTTTTACATTCTTCAGCACATTTATTTGCATCACCAGGTTTTTCATTATAAAAATAAGGATTAATTTTATTTAATGAATTATTAAATTTAAAACCTTTTTTCATAACCATTGTTTTTTCATTATTAACTAAATTTGTAAAATTTCCATTATGAATATTTCGATTACCAAAATTAACAGCAGAAAATGATGTTGCTTCTAAATTATTGTTTACACCTAAATAACCAGGAATAGCTTCAAATGGTTCAATATTATTTTCATCATTATTAAATACCATATAATTTAATAATATATTAAAAAAAAAAATAAATTTTATTTATTATAATTTTTTTTATTATTAATTTTTTTATTATTTATCCGGTTTAAAATCTCTAACAAAATAAATATAAGTACTTAAACATAAAACAAATAATAATAAAATAAATGCTACTAATGTATAAATAATTTTTCTTTTAAAATTATTTCTATCATTACTTGATTTTAATAAAGAATTAACTTTAATTAAATTTGCTTCTTTATCTTTTATTAATTCTATTTTATCTTTTTGAACTTTTTGTTTTTCTGTTAATTCTTGATTGTATTTTATAATACTATCTATATTATTATCCATTATTTCATTTTCTATAGACATCTCTATATAAACTATATATATTTTCTTTTAATAATTACATAAATTTACATTATAAATATCTTAAATAATCTATTTAGTATTAACATTTACTTTAGTACCTTTTTTATTTTTAAAAAATATATAAATTCCTAAAGATGCAACAAATATTAATATAATTAATGCTAATAATGTATAAATTATTTTTAATTTGAATGCATTTCTATCTCTACTTACTTGTAACATTCTTGCTCTTGTATAAAATAATCTTTCTTTATCTACAATAGCTTTTTCTTGCTCTAAATTTATTTTATTTTTTTCTAATAAATTTAAATTTTTTTGTCCAATGGCATCAGTAATATTATCATTAATACCTGATGCATTTTCTACAGATTCTTGAATTGATTCATTTGTATAATTTTTTTGTGCATATCCTAAATCATTACTCATTTATTAATAATAATATACAAAAAAATATTTAATAAATGAATTTAATATAAATATTAAAAATTTAAAAAATTTAAAAAAAAAAATTTAAAAGAAAAAATTATAAAGAAAAAAATTTAAAAGAAAAAAGAAAAAAATTATAAAGAAAAAAATTATAAAGAAAAAAAATTATATAAAAATAAATAAATAAAAAATAATATGGAATTAAAAAATAAAATTATTGATAATTTAAATAAATTAAAAATATCTTATTACAATCAAAATGATAAAAAATGGCAAATAAAAGCATTAACAACAGCTATTCAAAATATTGAAAAATATGATAATCAAATTATTTCAGGAAATGATTTAAAACAAAATATAAAAGGAATTGGTGAAAAGATATGTAAATACATTGATGAAATAATTGAACATGGATATATTTTAGATTTACAAAATAAAAACATAAATGAAGATGCTTATCATTGCTTTATGGAAATTGTTGGTGTAGGACAATCAAAAGCAAAAGAATGGATTTCTAAAGGAATAACTAATTTAGAAGAATTAAAAAAAGAAATCAAAAATAATAATATTTCTATAACAAATAATATTGAATTAGGATTAAAATATTATGATGATTTAAAAAAAAGAATTCCAAGAAAAGAAATTCATGTTTTAAAAAAAACAATGACTAACATACTTAAAGAAATTAATAAAGATTTAATTTTTGAAATATGTGGAAGTTATAGAAGAAATAAGGAAGACTCAGGAGATATTGATTTTTTAATAACACATGAAAAATATAATTCTGAATTAAAAGATCACAAACAATATAATTTTTTAAAAACCATATTGCAAACATTAAAGAAAAAAGGCATAATAATAGATGAAATGACAAAAAATTCAACAAAGAAATTTTTAGGTATGTGTCTTATACCAAATTATAATATTACACGTAGAATTGATATAATGTTTATTGATTATAAGTCTTATTATAGTTCTTTATTATATTTTACTGGAAATAAATATTTTAATTTATATTTAAGAAATAAATGTTTAGAAAATAATTATAGTTTAAATGAATATTATTTAACAAATTTAAAGAATAATGAAAAAATATATTTAAAAAATGAAAAACAAATTTTTGAATTATTAAATATAAATTATTTAAATCCAGAAGAAAGAAATTTTTTAAATAATAAAAAATAATATATTTATAATTTATAAATATGGAACTAAATGATAATAAAAAAATAAATATAGAAATTGCTAATAATAGTCAAAATTTTATTCCAGTACCAATTCCAAAAAATCCAACACCAACTGTTGCTAAACCAAATTATTATGGAAAATCACCTTATCCTATGCCATTACAAGTATCTTCTAGAAAAAATGACGAACTTCAATATGAAAATATTTTAGATCCTCCACCAAGAAATCCTTTATTAAGTGTGCCTTATAAAAGAAAAAATAGCATTCAACCATTCAAAAGAGACTCTTGTTATTTAGTAGATAATAAAAGACAAGGTGTTATTGGTTTAATGTGTAATGAAGCAGGAGGTTCAAATAATTCTAATTTTAGAAGAGGTAATACCTTTGGTCTTGATTATGAATGGAATATGTTTAATAATATAAAAGCAAAAGAATATACTGTTGAACAACCAGTTCAAGAACCAATTTTTAATCAAAATCCAACTATTGTTGATAGTCAATCATTATTTTATCCTACAACAAATTTTTATTTATCAAAATCAAAAGATTACAACACTTATCCAAAACCAAATAATATGACAGAAAATGGATTACCTTATTATACTTATCCATATAAAACTATAAATCAAATAGAAAATTTTATAGATTTTAATAAAAATAATAATATGTTAAATTTAATTATTGTTTTATTAACAATTATTGTTTTAGTCATAATTATTTATATTTTAAAAATTACTAAGAAATAATTAAATAAATAATTAAATAAATAATTAATTAAATAAATAATTAATTAAATAAATAATTAATTAAATAAATAATTAAATAAATAATTAAATAATTAATTAAATAACTAAATAAAAATATTAAATTATATATTTTGAAAAATAAATTATTTTACTAATCTATAAGAAATATATTCTCCTACTTCAGGACTATTTCTAATAATTTTACATACTTGATTTGATTTCATTCCAAAATATTGCGCAATAGGATCTGTTTTTAACATCTTAGGTAATTTATTTAATGTTGTACTATATTTATCTAATAATTCAGCACATTCATCTTCATTTAAAATAATATGTTTAGGAACAAGTTCATGATGTGTAATATTAAAAATCATATTTTTATTCATAAAAATTTCTACATTTTTATAAATTTCTTTATTGATTTCTTTTAAAATAGAACCATTTCCTTTTTCTTTTAATAAAATAATTATTTTAATAGTGTCATCATTATAAGTTTGAATAACTTTATCTATTAACGATTTTAAATCTGATTTTTTAAATGATTTATCATTATTAAAATAAACATATAATTTACCCATTTTTTTATTTTCACTTAAATCATCAATAAATATATCTAAATTTTTATTCTTAAATTTTATTGAAAATTCATCAAAGTTTATTTTTTCACTTTCTGGAACAATATATTTTCTATCTTCTAACATTTCTAATACAGTTTTTCTTACTTTAAATAAGTTTTGTCTTTCTTCAAAATCCATATTAATATATTAAATATATATTTTTAAGTTATTATAATTATTAATTCTATAATTAATAATATTAAGAATTTATATCAATTTTATTTTTTTTTTTAATAAATTATTTATTAAATAATTAAATAATTAAATAATTAAATAATTAAATAAAGTTTTTTTGATAAGTATTTGTTTATTTTTTAATAATAATAAGATTTTATAAAATATGGAAAAATTAAATATATATGATAATTATAGTATAGAATTAAATAAATATCCAAGAAAAGAATTAAATTATAGAATAACAGATATAATTTTAATAACATTTATGATGAATTTACAACAATTAAATAGATTAAATAAATGTTATCAAGAAGCATATAATAGTTATAATGAAGTAAAAGATTATTATTTTACGTTTCATTTTACAATATCAGAAAATTTAAATAAAAAAACATATTCGGCAAAAGAAATTATTACAATTATGAAAGAAATAAATTTTAATATTCAACAATATAAAAATAATACAATTCAACTACAACATTATTTAAAATATAAATGTAATCCATTAGATGTTACATTATTCTTTTATTTAAAAAATAAAGAATTTTTTGAAAATTTAATAAATGATATAGAAAAAGCAAAAATATCTTATTTTCAAGGAAGAAATTATTCTATTAAATTTAATATTCCTGTTGATTTTTATAATTATAAACAATCAAATTTATATAGTGCATTAGAATTATTTGAAATTTATTCATATTCTCAATATTTAGTAAAAAATAAAATAATTAAAAATTTACCACTTCCTAAATATTTAGATTAAAAAAAATATATGTTATTAATATAATAATGACAGACTTAGGACCTTCTTTTCCAGTTGATAGTGCACCTACTTACAATATAAAAAATAATCCATCTGTATTTAATTTTAAAGGAAATAACTTAAATAAATTAAACTACTTAAGACAAGTTTTATTAGCCATTTCTTTCAATCAAGATTTCCTTTTAATCGCCTTAGACCTCAAAAATATGGGAAGATCTTATTACAATCAAAATCCTAAAAGATTTTGTTCCACTTTAAGATTAGGTGCTGTTGATGGTTTTGCCGGAAAACAAATAACCGTTTATTTAAGATCCCCTGGAGGAAACATTTCTAATTCCATAAATTATGTACAATATAATTATACCACTAAAACACCTTTATTAAGAGTTTTAGAAAAACAAAAATTACCTGCTTGTTGGTCTAATGAAGTATTAGGAGGTACAGGAAAATGCAAACAAATAGCAACAACACCCGCTCAAGCTCCTATTAAATTAACACCTAATGAACAAGTATTATATTATTATATTAAAAATGCTGATTTCTTTACAAGAATGTTAAAATTATTAGTATCTTCCTTTTATGATCATTCCGTTCAAAGATTTCAATGTTACACTTTAACATTACCAGAAGATTTATATGCAGGAACACCAGCTGAAAGAACTTATACCGTCACAGGAGATTATTTAAGATCTATTTATTCTACTTTCTTAAGAAATCAAAGATTAGGTTCTACTATTAAACTTCCTCAACCAATTAACTTAAATGTTAATTACAATATTGATACAACTTTTAATAATTTAAATAAAAAAGAAATGATTAAAGATATGAATGATGATTCTCTTAGTTTTCCTATCTAAATCATAATTAAAAATTAAAAATTAAAAATTTAAAATTTAAAATATATATCCTACAAAAACTAAATTCGTTTCATTAGATATATATTTCTTTATTATATATATCAATAAAGAAAGAAAATAAAGAAGACAAACATGTTATTTTACAATGTCCTTATTGTAAAGATTTTGTTTTGATTTATAAAAAATATTTTAATCTTCCTGATACATTGAATACGGTTCGAATGTCTAAAACATTTTTTTTAGCTGTATTCTTTTTGTTGTTTTAATTTGTCAGGTGTATTACACGATACATCAAAACCAAAATTTACACGTCTTGAAACGGACAAACCTCGAAAATTAAAAATGGCACTTTTATGCCATTTTAAATTTACGAGGGTGTAAAAAGTTTTTATTTTTATTTCATTTTTTTTAATATTTCATTAGATGTTCTTAATCCAGACAATATTGCAGCTTCAACAGTTTCAGTTTCATTTTTTGATGTATCAACACCACCAAAATGAATTCTTTCAAATGGACAACCTACTATTGATAAATCTTCCATAGTTCCATTTTTATTTGGATGTGCATAAGGACCACCTAATGTAAATTTATCTAATGACCATCTTGTCACATATATAGCTGTTGGATTAGGAATAGATTGTCCAAACATTTTTCTTAATATTTTCATACAAATATTTTTTAATTCAATATTACTCTTTTTAGCATATCTTATATCTGGACCAGATATATTTGTAAATAATATATTTTTATTTTCAGCTTTTTTTATTATATTATACCATTGAGTACATACACCTCTATTTTTATTTGTTGAATATTGAAAAACATCCATATTTTTATCCCAAAACATATAAGGAAATTTTAAAAATATTTTTTCATGACTACCACTAAATAAATTTTTTAATGCCTTTTTCTTAGTTTCTGGTAATCCAGGAACAAATTTTACATTTCCACTTTGTAATACTCCAATAGGTAATGTACTTATTACATATTTTGATTTATAAGCTCCTTTATTAGTTTGAACTTTTACATAAGAATATTTATTTTTATTTTCTGTTAATCCACTTTCTTTATTTTCTTTATTACATTTAATTTGTTTAATTTCTTTAACATTAACATTTAATTTTATATTTAAACCAATTGACATTTTTCTAATCATTTTACCAAATCCATCTTTAATAAATTTACCATTTGGTTCCCACCCATCAAAATCCTTTGCATTCATAATATCAGCATTCATAGAACAATGTTCAAATGAACGTACTATTAATGAATTTATTAAACTTTCACTATAATTCCATCTTTTTTTTTTATTTATAATATGAACAATTTCAGAAACACTTTTATTTTGATATAATTTACCATATTTTTTTATATTTTTAGGTAATTTCATCAATATTTTAGAAAAAACATCATTTTCTTTATCTTTTAACCAACCTTTTTCATAAATACCCATTGTTTCATTACTTTCTAAGCTGTCTTCATCAAAATATTTAACTTTGTAATATTTTAATATATCTTCTAAAATATGATATTTTCCTTTATAATGCAACCATGACGCACCTAAATGTAATTCACCCATATTTTTTGTTTTTATATCATGTATTCTTCCTCCAATTCTATTTCTTCCTTCTAATACTAAAACCTTTTTTCCATTATAAGTTAAATTCCTTGATGCTGTTAATCCTGCAGCACCGGCACCTATTACAATAACATCATATAATTCTTGTTTATTGCTTTTTTTATTTTTATTAAATTTTTTATTTAATTTTACCTTAAATAAATTACATACTTTTGATTTAGATTTAGTAAAACATCCATAATTAACCTTTTTTTTTAAACATTTTTTAATTTCTTTGTTTATATTTTTCATATTTTTCATATTTTTTATATTTTTCATATTTTCACCTTATTATTTATAAATAAAAAAAATAATATATCAATTTATATATTAATTCATTTTCAATTTTACATAATCTTTATATTTTTCAAAAAAATCAACTTTCATTAATTCTATACTACTTTTATCTAAACGAAATTCATTCATTAATTTTACATATTTATTGATTTCTTTTTGATTATTTATATAACAATCAAAATAAAAATTAATAATATAATCTAATACTGTTCCAGATATTTTACAATTTCTAGCTAATTCCATTTTAATAATTTGAGATTTCAAATATTGATTTTGTATAGTTAAATCATCAACATATAATAAATAATAATAATAAGATTTACGTAATATACTTTTACATTCATAAAATAGATTATTTACACCTATTAATTCTGCTTCATCATTTAAATTTTGATTTATTCCCGAAATAGTTCTTTCTACATAACAAAATGGAATAATATCATATTCACTATTTATATAGTTAAATCTTGTAAAATAATGTGAAATTTTTTTTAATATATCTTTTTTTATTTTTGTCATTCTATTATTTAAAATAATTATATAACTATTTAATTCTTCCAAAAATAAATTATATTTTGATAATCCAATTAAATAATTATCATTCATAAATAATTGTTTTAACTTTACTAAAAAATATGATATATGATACAATTCATTTCTATTTAAAAAAGAAACTGATATTAATAATTTTTTAGTTAATTCATTAAATAATATATTATTATTTAATTTATTTTGTAAATAAATTGGTTGATTATATATCAGATCATTTAATATAATTAAAAATTCATTTAAACTCATATTTTACTTCAATTATATACATAATTATATTTAATATTAAATTTTTAATCAATTTTTTTTACATATATTTGTTATATTTGAATTATTATTTACACGTAAAGTAATATGTATGTAATTTAGACACTGTCTTCAACTGTACAATTTGACACGTACATGTTGTGATATTCTAGAATATCTTCAAAACTACTATTATGCAAATAAGTGACGAGATACACGCACTTATGCAGATAAGTGACGAGATACACGCACTTATGCAAATAAGTGACGAGATACACGCACTTATGCAAATCCCAATTACTCAGTTGTGTTTTGTTCTTTTTAATGCAGGTGCAGGTATACTTACCTACAGTTAAGTCCTTTTCAACAGTCTTTGCAAGTTCTTGATTGTATTCATCGTATGAAACTTCAGTTTCTGTACAATAACAATTATCGTACTTTCCTAGATTAGGTACAATCTGTTTAGATTTCTTTTTCCTGCCTCCACCATGGAAATGACCCATAGTCATCATACGTGATTGTGTTGTATAGTCTATTAGAATACACAATAAGATCAATAAGATGAATAAGAAGACATTATAGACTTTCGTTCGGTTATGTTGACATTTTATAATAAGTTTCTATTTTTATATTTTTATACACATAAAAGATATAGTTTAATTAAATCTATTTCTTTTATATTATTTTATATCATTTTATAATTGAACTTTATGTATCTAGAAACAGTTTACAAATACTATGACTGCCAATATCAATCCGTAAAAGATTGATCCTATAACCACGTCCACATTACTAATGGATTTTGAACCCATATCGACGCAAACGCAATCGTATGTAGTCATCTCTTTCAATGGGCGTCTGTTCTGCATACTCATTTCCTGTCCGCGTTCAAGGTCATCAAAATACGATGTCCTTGGAAAACATTCACACTTGTCATGTTTGTTTTTTACTATTGGTTTCTCATCTAAAGAGTGTTTACCTTTGCTAATACGGGGACGATGAAAACTCATCATTCTACTATTAGTAGAACTGATGAATAAGATCAGAATAATGATTGAAAAATAAAACATATCTGAATATAGAAATCGAGCAATATGTATTTAATATTCACTAAGGTTTCGATTTTTATTTATTGAATAAAAATATAAAAAAATAAGAATGAAAATATATAATTTAAAAAAATCTATATATACATATTTATACAATTAAATAATATGAATATTAATAATACAATAAAAACAATAAAAACAATAAAAACAATAAAAACAATAAAAACAAATAACATAAAAAAAATATCATTTTATGATGAACATAAATATATGTTTTTAACATCAAATTTAATATTTATTCCTTCATTAACAGGATATTGTTTAAATTATAAAAAACTTGCTACATTAAATATATTTGCTATGATTATATCTTCAAAATTCTGGTACACAGGAAATAATGATATATATCGCACAATTGATTTAATATATCAACCAATAAATGGATTAACATTTTTTATGTATGCCAATTTATATTCACAAAATAAATTATTATTATATATAGGAAATTTATGTTTTTTTCAAGGACTTTATTTTTTTCATAGATCTCATAAAGAATATTACAAAAAAAATAGATTTTGGTACATAAATCATATTTGCTTTCATTTATTTATGATTACAGGAAATATTTTAGCTTATTTTTAAATTGATTAAAAACAATAAATTCGTTAAAATTAAACATTTATTATTATTAATAAATTCAATAATGACCTCTAAAGAAAAAATAAATTTATTATATTGTCATGAAGAAATTGAAAATGGTAATTTCGGCGATGAAATATCAGTTTTTATTACAAAAAAATTAATTAATCAAAATAAATATGAATTAGTCATAAATCAACCAAATATACCCAAAAATATCATTTGTTTAGGTTCTTATTTACATGCTGCACAAAATAATTATTACATTTATGGTACAGGAATACGTACAAAACCACCAATTGAAGGAGCATTAGGATTTACTTCATTAAATGTTTGTGCATTACGTGGTCCTATTACTTATAATTTTTTGACTAACCAAAGAAATATAAAATGTCCAGTTATTTATGGAGATCCAGCATTATTATTAAAAATTTTTTATAAACCAAATAAACAACATCATTTAACCAATAAAATAGCTTTTATACCTCATAAATCATCATATAAATATTATTTAAGTAATAAAAATAGTTATGATAAAGAAAAATTTTTTCTAATTAATCCAAGAGAAAGATGGGATATTGTTGTTGATTATATTTATTCATGTAAAGCAATATTATCATCAAGTCTTCATGGATTAATTGTATCAGACGCATATAATAAACCTAATCTAATGTTATATGAATTTGAATTAAGTGAAGGAGATATTAAATTTAAAGATTATTTTATTAGCCAAAAACGTAAATACATTTATATAAAAAAAATAGAAAATTATAATGAAAATAAGTTATATACTGAAGGAAATAAAATTAACCTTGAAAAATTAAAAAATGCTTTTCCTTTTATTTAATCTTTGATTTCATTTCATTTCATTTCATATATATAAAATAAAAATTGATTTTATATATACATTTATTTAAAAATAAATTACTTAAAAACATAACAGGAATAATAATCAAGCATATGGAACAAAAATTAATTCGTGGTACATACTATTTAGGAGATCCTTCCTATGTATTAGTAGAAAACCTTTATTATGATGTTTTAGGAGAAAAATATAATTTTGAATCGGGAAAACATGATTTAACAAATAATGAAGATTATGTAGTCATACATAATACACATTATGGAGATGGAATATTTAAGGATACAAAAGAAAGAAAATACAAAGTTGAATCAGGATTAATAGGATTAGTACCTAAAAGATTAATTCCAGAAGAAAAAATGAATGAAGCAAAAAAATATGGTCATTTTTTTATATTTCCGTCAGATATTGATTTTTATTATGATGCAGGAATATTTTATGTAAAGTCTGCCAATTATTACATAAAAATAAATACAATTAATGAAGAAGAATATGATAGTGAAAATGAAGAGCATTATTTAGTAGATAATGAAAAAGTAGAAATTATTCATGATGATGATAATAGTTCTATTGATGATTTATATTCAAGTGATGAAGAAGAAGATGAAGTAAAACAACCTAATAAACCAATATATTTTAATATGAATAATTTTTATCATTAAATTAAATATACTAATTATAATATAATTTAAAAATATTGTTAGTATTCTAAGAAAATATCATTATTTCAATGAGTGTAAATCTATTATATTTTTTAGTATATTTCTATTTTTAATATTATATAATTTTTTATTTAAAAAATTTAATATTTTTGTTTTTTTCATAAATAATGATTATTACCATGTAAATTTACACTATTTACACTATTTACACTATTTACATCTTTGCATATTTAATTTTATATACAGAAAATTTATATATAAAAAAATCGAAAAAAAATCGAATTTTTTCTTAAATATTAAATAAAGTTTCAATTAACAATACTAGTTATTGTTAATATAATGGAAATTGATGTATTTTTGTGCTGAAAATAATTTAAGCTCTAAATAACATTTTTTAAACAAAGATCGTATAAGTATATGACTATAAATTTATAGGTATTATTATATTCATATTGGCTACGGCCAAAAGCCTTTTCTGTGTGGCTAACACAGTTTATAATTTAAAATAAAAAAAAATTGAAATTATCCAAAAATTTAAGTATAATTTACAGTAATTTACAGTAATTTACAGTAATTTACAGTAATAACAATTACTTTCAGAATGAGAGTTTCATATTGTATTGATTGTAAAACAATATATTATTGTACTACAAAAAATCCACCAAAAAACTGCCCAAAATGCAGAAAAAAAACAACAGAATATAATATAATATTTAATCCTAGTAGAACAACAAGAGACCATATTTATTTTAATTTACCAAATTTACATGATAATCAAACAAAATGTGAACATTGTCATAATAATGTTTTTATGGATAAATTATGTTATTTTCATTATTTAAATCAACTTCATAACAAAGATTATTATTTTTATTGTATTATGATATATGATAATTATTTTATTAAAGAACTTTATATAGAATTTTTGAATGATTTTTATGAAAAAACAGAAAAAGGTAAAATAGATTATTGTTGTTTTGTATGCAATAATAAACATTTTACTAATTTGAAAGAAGCATTTTTCCATAATTTGACATGTAAAGGAACACAAAAGATATACAGAAATTATTTAAATTTAGAAAATAAAGATTATAGAATGAATGAAACAAAAAAACTATTAGGATTAGTAGCTTATTTTAAATTTCCTGGTTTTGAATATTCATTCAGTAATCTATTTATTAAAAATGTAATTTCTTATTTAATGGGTGATCAAGATAGATCAATTATATCTATTATTGAAAAAGATTTAGATGCAAATTATCCTAATATTGGATTAATAAGTGATAATAGAGATTTTTTTAAAAAATTAGCAAAAACAACACAAATATGTAAAAAATGTGATAAATTTTATTACGATAAAGACAAACACAAGAATTATGAATGTTTAAAGTCTTGTCCTTGTTGTAAGAAACAATTCATTGGACTTGAAGATTTTAATCTTCACAAAAGTTATGGTGCTCAACAATGTAAATATTGTAATCAAACATTTTGGTGCAATTATATTTCAAAGCATTCTAATAATTTTTGTACAATGTCTTGTAAATTTTGTAATGAAGGTTTTATTGGAAAAATAAATTTAAATTTTCATAAAAAATATAAATGCACAAAAATTCTATGTAATAAATGTCATTTCAAAGGCATTGATCATATTTGTGACAATAATGGTTGGCCATTATTACATCAATTATGTATTGAAATAAAATAATTTCATTCAAAATTATCTATCACTGTCAAAATCAAAATTATAATCATTAAACAATCCTCCTTCACTAATATTATATTTTTTTATGTTATTTAACATTTTATTTTCTTGTAATAATT